TTCATCTCAGGGTTGGTGTTCATCGTCTTCCCAGACGTAAAGAAAGGCATTACCTCCGAGGGTCTCTGGTTTGGGGTTATTATCCCGCTCTGCTTGGGAACCTGTGCCTCTTTCCACCGCTTCGAAGCCTTTTTGCGATAGTTCTTCACCATCTGGGTTGGCTTCGTGTCATACTCTTCATCTACACCATTGCCACCGTCCATAATGTTGCGATATGTATTCCGATCTTGTCTGGGCTCTCGACCTTCTTGTGACGAGTATAGACCATAGGCCACGATGGATCCAATTGCCAACAATTCCATAATATTACTTATACACTATAAATATTTTTAAAAACAAAATTTACGCACCTCTCCATAGGTATTGCGTTTAGATGTGTCTTATATGTCTTCTCGGATGTGATATTTAACTCCTTCTTAATCATTTCCTTATCACCATTAAACTTCATAAAGACATCTTCGAATGTCTTTTGCTTCTTTATTCTTCTTGTTTGCCAACCAGCAAGTATTTTTTCTCGTTTAATAGGGTCATTCCATACGGCCTTTTGAGCTTTACTCTTACGTTCTTGTTCTTCTGGTTTAGCGTGAGCTTCTAACAAAGATACCATTCTCATCTCTCGATGCTCTGGGTCTGACCAGAGATTTTTTGTTGTAGTAGTCATCTTGTCTCTGTAATTATCATCATCCTTCCATCGCTGTGTCAGCTGTTTACTGGCACGTTCTTTGGCCTCTGGTTTATTTTGGGCGATAATCAATGATTGTATCCGTTTTTTGCGCTGTTCCTCATTTGCCCAATCGGCAATCATAGTATTTTTGATGCTTTCCCTATATTCCTCATCTTGCCATTGTCGTAGTAATTGTTGCCTCACCTTTTCTTTGTATTCTGGTGTATTTTGAGTTTTGTTTAGAGAGGCAGCTCGTCGTTCTCTGTTCTCATAGACCTGCCACCAATCACGCATCAGTTGTTTGGTTTCCTCACTATGTCTGTGATACCTACCACCAGATGTCAAATTATAACCATTTGGTGCTAGTGTATTTAATCTATCTATGTGATATTGTTCTTTTTTGTCAGCATCCTCCGGAGATACATCACGCTCTATTATTTCAAACTTTGCATTGTCTACTCCATATTTTAGCAAAGCATCGCGTATATACCTACACTTGGAACTTGGATATGCGTGCATTCGCCATCTTGTCTTGGTATCGCGCGTGATACCAACATATTTCTTATTTTCGAGGTCCACGGTATACACACAGATATTCTGCTCGTCCCAGTAATGGTCTATAAATGTTTCAAATTCAATATCATTGATATAGTCTATTTGGTCTTCTTCCATAAAACCAATATAGTTATAACTCTTTTATGTTTATTTTGTCGATATAAAACTATATCGACAAAATCCAGCAAGCGCCAACAATTCCATAATATTACTTATACACTATAAATATTTTTAAAATAAAATTTACACAATGTGTCACTTGACCCCGGTATACCCAGAAAACATATAAGCATTTTCTTTGTCTCATTCTTCAGACAATGAAGTTCCTCGTGTGCTCCCTCCTCTTGGTCTTCGCCAATGCAAAGATTCTGCCCACCACCAAAAATGTAGGGATGTCCACGCTCAATTATGCCGATCCTGACGAACGAAGGAATCCAGGAGCCCTGCCATTCTCGGTTGCAATCGACAATGCTGGGCCTATGTCGCTGCGTTTTCCGGGAGGCCTGGAAGCGTCCTCGTATCTCTGGGCTACGGCTCCATTCTGGACGCCGGACACTCACAAACCAGCTTTCAACACGACTGCCAGATGGCCAAACAATGATAACACCATCATCAGCAACGGGTCGTTTGTCAACGCGCTCGACTTTGACCAGTTTATGGATGTTGCTGGGGACAGGGATGTCTCCGTCATCATAAACTTTGACAGCATGTATACGGACGATGGTCCCTCTAAGGAAACTCTCATCGAGACTGCGCGCCAGTGGGTGCGATATGCTCGTGAGAATTTCAACAACACTTTCTACTGGGAGATTGGCAATGAGAGCGACCTCAAGAAGGTTGCTTACAATGGTTCTCCTGACAATGGCACGCAGTATGGTACTGACTTCATCGACTTTGCCAACGCGATGCGAGAGGAAGACCCAGACGCTATCATCGGATCTAACGGCATGTTGCCAGAGTTCATTACCGATGTGCTGAATGTCGCGGGAGAACACATCGACTTTGTTGCCATTCACCACTTCCCACTTCGCAAACTCGATAACAGGTATGAGGATTTTATCAATGGTAAGGGCAACTTTGACACAATGTATAACCACTTTTATGATGCTCTAAACCTCGCCGACATCTCCGCCGAGAAGAAACGCGACATTTTTGCGATGGTGACTGAGACGAGTGTTGTAGACTGGGCGGTTTTCAAGGCAGGCGGGCCTGTTCAGCACAATGATGTAGGGTCTATGATTATGACTTTTGACATCATTGGTCGTTTCCTCGAAAAACCAAAGGTCCTAGGCCCTCTCCTATGCTGGGGCACGCATTGGGTGACGCATGACGAGAACACTGAGATTTTCTCCCTCTTCAACCAGGACAACAATTTCGCTCCCACCGCATATGCCGTTCACCTATGGTCCTCCATGGGAGACATTGTTTCGCTGACGCGTGAGAATGTCACCGGTGTTATTACATACAATGTCGAAACCACCGATGGTTCGTATGTCCTGGTGGCAAACCTCCTAGACATTGATGTTGACATGGATGCATCTATCTCCTTCCATGGAGAAAATGTCCTGAGCAATATGGTCATCACCTCTACCAATGTGACAATGCTTCCTAAGTACTCAATTTCTCTTCTGTGATTTCGTCGATATAAATATATATCGACAAAAACTGTAAACAAAGTAATTACATATTTCCGTAGTTCTTGTTGTCTAGCCCGAGGAGGTACATCTTCTGTTGTGAGGCAACGGTGTTGAAATTTGCAACGCGCTTGTAATAAGAATCGTCAAGAATCTTCTGGCTGTAGTCGGGGCCAGCAGCAGTCATGCGGGCATTAGGATCGCCTTCGACCTTCAGGTTGCTCTTTGGCATCACTGGCGGCTTTATGTATACGGCGGTCAGGCGGCCTATCTTCTGCTCTACGGCCTTTGCATTTTTTTGGAGATATTCGCGGTACTGAGAGTCCTCGGGGGTCTTGAACTGAGCCTCTAGGTAGTTGTTGTACAGACCACTCGACACATAGTTAGTAAACGCGCGGCCATCTGCCATTCCACCGGTTATGCGACTTCCGGACATTTTCCTTTTATATTTACAATATATATTTTTTTAGTCGTCATAAAACCATCTGTAACCACCTGACTTTTGCCCTGTTGTAAGACTTTTATACAAGTTTGTAATACCAAGAATACGTTTTACCTCATTCGATGATGGATACATATCCTTGGTTCCATCTTCTAAAATCCTATACACAGGTCGCCCCAATTGATTTAATTTAGTACCGCACTTTCTTGTTATGTCCCACTCTGGATACTTGGCACGCTCCTCGATGTCCTTATATTTCCATATAAAACCACCTCGCACCCCACGCAATCCCTTGGCACACTTATTAATCTCTCCTTTAGATAAATTAAACTCTTTCTCAGCATCTTTGATGACATCAAACTCCACCGTGTATCCTAGCACGTGATATCCTATGACACCTTTGGCACCACGTCCCTTGGCAGCAGCACCAATTTTTTCCTTGGCATCTTTGCTCATCACCTTTGGGATTTCCTCGTATGTCATGTCTGGAGCAGTCTCATCAAAATCCTCGAATGTGTAGCCTCCTGCTTGCCTCCTCACCACTTCGGTACCGTGTCTGTTTATTTCCACGGTCTTGTTAAGCACCGCAGATATCTTGCCAGAATGAATATCGAGTTCTTCTGCGGCATCAGAGACAGTTTCAAAAATCAAAGTTTCTTTTGTCTTGATGTTGTATGCTCGTATCTTTCGTATTGTCTTCATCGGAGCATCATCCCGGTTATATCCCGCGCCTCCGGGGAGGATGTTGTACCCATACTTGACCGTCTCTAGAAGAGATATGAAATATGGTTCTCGGACGACGGCCTCCTCAAAAGTTAAATCATCTTCTAGCACAGACACGTCAAAAGATGCCCAGCCATATTTCTTGATGGCATTTGCCAGTTTAGAACGTTTAGAGTTTGTGTATCTGTGACCAAGCATCCTCATCTTGAAATTACAAGTTCTTCCCACATAAAACTTTCCTTTACATTCTAGAAGATAAATGAGATGTTTCTTGACCATTTATGTTCAATAAGTACTAAATATTATAAACCACTTTTGTCGATATACGCTTATATCGACAAAAGCAAGAAACAACAATGAAATATTTTTAATTGGCATAGGCCATTCCGCCCATCCCGCTCATTATACGAAGCACGTTGTAATTTGGCGCCCACACATACATTGTGCTGAGCACGTTCGACGCGGTCGTTGTCATGGTCGCCACCGTCACATTACCTGGGATAGTAGCATTGTCCACAATGGCCTGCTTCGTGCGGACACGCAGCACCGCACTGTCTATCCTGCTAAAGTTGAGCGAACCGGTGGGATCGTCAAGGCCGGATTGGATTCCAAACCCATAAGCATACACACCAGCAGAGGTATAAGAACCGGCAAAAGTCGCCCAGGGGTTTCCGAGCGTAAAGTACGCGCCTTTCCGCGTCTGGAATCTCTCTATTCCGTTCAGCAAGAGCGTCGCCGTTTCGAGAGGAGCCAAAACTTCCTCATCCTGCTCACCTGGCTGCGACGTGTATTGTCCATGTGTGGTGGACCCAGGTGTGCACGCCCACATGAGGGCCTTTACAGGATGGTTGAAGTTGAGATCAAAGTTGAAATTGAGCTGATTGGGGCCTACATTAATCGGAAATTGATTAGTCTGCACTTGCTGTATGATGTACTCGTGGGGGTTTTGTGCAAACCATATGCGCTCTTGCGTGTCCAAGAACGTGTAGTCCGCAAAGCATCGCATGGTAGGTATGAAATTGGGGTTGATACCAGGGATGTTGTTGATATTATTTAGTTTAATCTT